GGACGAATACAGGCTCAGCGGCGAGAGGGGCGTAGGGGGTGGAACCGGGGAATAGTTCTGCGCCAGACGAAGCGTTGCCGGAGACTTTGAACACCTTCCAGCCGCTAGCTGTATTGGCTGAGTAGAGCAGCAGCCTCGTAATACTCCCATCGTTCTCCACGCGTTTGTATTGGAAGAGATTCGTAGGCGTCTGACCGGGAGAGAAGCTGAAGCTTGCGTCCTTTTGCTCCAAGTCTCCCGTCAAGCTCGGAATGAAGTTCTCAAGGCGGCGAAACGCCATTGGAGACTGGTTGAGCTTGTTTCGGTAGCTTTCCTCGCCTCCAACGAGCGTATACGTAGCTGAGGACTTCGGGGCCATTACTGAACCTTATCTGTCTGAGGCGGGGTCTGCCGCGCTAGCTGCTTTTGCAGGTCGGCAATCTGCGCCTGAAGCTGCTCGATGACTCTATCCTTGGCTACGAGGCTCTGGGCCAGGAAGGATAGCGCTTGCGTTATCTCATTCATGTTAAGCTCCTTTGTTTGCTTCATTGGACACCCGGTTAAGCTCGGCGACGTACTTAGGGTCTCCGTGCGAACCAGGCTCCAGTAGTCTCTTAGATGCGGCCTCTGCCCGGCGAAGCAACTGCTTGGGACTCCAGCCGTTGCAGCCAGCGCATAGCCAAGCATCGCACAGGCCACAGTACCCGCAGAGCTTGATGGACGTATCGAAGTCTACCAAGCGGCATACGTCGCACGCTCTGGGCATTTGAAGATTCATCGAGGCGTGCCTAAAAAGGCCCTTCCAGCCGAGCATGTAACGCGTACTGCATTGCATTAGCTGGATTGGAAGCATACGAAGCACATTGCAAAGTAATCGCGACGCCGGATTTAGCGAAAAATACAAAAGTGTTTGCTCCCGCCGAAGTCCCCAATGTCCCAACTGTGTTTCCAGTCGCAGCATTTGAAATTGCGGTCGATTCTGCTGTGTTGCTCTCCGCAGTGTTGTAATTGACCGTCAATAAGGGGGTCGTGCTGGAAGTTCCGGCAGCGGTAGTGACAGCCAAGAATGCTGAGATTCGGAAGAATCCGTTTGCTCCCGGCGTAGTCAGAGTTTGCGTGGAGCAGTTGGTATTCTGGGCGGTCAGGTCTACTTGTATGATAGGCACTACCCCAGCAGCCACCCAGGTTCCATCTCCACGCCAGAACGTCGAGTTCGATGCTCCCGTACCACTGTTGAATAAAGATATGGGCAGGAAATTGCCCGTTCCGCTCAATGCTCCTATTAATGTCGCTGCCCCAAAAGTCTTGCCTGTTAGTGTCTGCGTGGCTGCAAGCAAAGCAACAGTGTCTGAAGCGACAGCAGGTAATGAATGCTGCTGACTGGAAGTTGGCCCAATAGCCGGAGAAATGAGCTTGGTATTGACAGTCTCCGTGTCTACCGTCAACGGTGCTGAAGCTGCCAATGTTAGTCCGAACCCAGAAATAGTCTGCGCCTGAGCAGGATTTTGCAGCACCGGATTAGCAAACAGTGGGTCGGGGCTGATGAGCAATGGCACCAGTGTATTCAGGTTCAGCGGGCTGGCTCCGGTCAGCGACCATAGCTCGGGGCCGTAGACCTTGTTCCCCGTTGAGTCGTAGACAGTGGCCGTGTACGCTAGGTTCCCCGGAGCTAGCTGGTCATTAAACCAAATGGGCGTGGAGGCGACAGCTCCCCCATTGACAGGGATACGTACATGTAGCGGAGCCAGCAGTCCTATCCCTGTAATCTGAGCATCCTGCGGCAGCGTAAGCAGGAGGTTGCCAGTAATCAGGTTGCCCAGCGCGTCCTGAAAGATTCCGCCTACGATGCTCTTTGAAGGTGTCATCTGTCCTCCATTACCTCACCACCCGCCAGTTGAACGTTGAACCTCCAGGAGTAATCGTGCCTGAACCCGGATTACATTGTGCGAAGTTGATGTTTCCAGAAGTCATCCATGTTTGTACGATTAGTTGACGGTCGCCAGCCGCAGGCAGAGCGTTCCAAGACCATATAATCGAGTCGGAAGTGGTAACGCCAGTGACGGCGATGGTTGTAGCAATACCGCATGTTCCTGTGCCCAAAGCCGTCGTAGCCATCGTAGATGAGCCGCTGCCAAGAGTCCCGGTAACGGTGACTGGAGAGAAATCCGGCAAAGACCAAGTTCGCGCGGCGGTGAGTGGGACGGTATTCAAGAGCCCTTTGAACCCGCTGCTCGTCAAATTGACCTGCTGGCCGCTCAATCCCTGGGAATTTGCCGCTGCTGCCATGCCGCCAACTTGAACCGTAGTACTGCTGTAAAAAATCAAACTCGAATCGACATAGCTGGTGCCTCCAATGCCCGTTCCTGGCGCATCAGTAGAAGCCAGATTCGTAGCCGATGCTCCGCGCCATCTCCGCGTTAGAACCTGGCCGTTGACGGGCGTCCAACTGACGGTAATCGTCTGCGTTCCGTCCGTTGTCCCGTTAGCTGCTGGAGAAAGAACCGATTCATTTCCAATAACGTCCAGCGCTGAATAGCCGTAGTAGTAGGTCCCCGCCGCCACGCAATTCGAGGCGCACGAAGAATGAGCACCTACTGTCACAGTGGGCGCTGTCGGCTGCCCCATGAAATATCCGGTGCTGGAAGTTCCGCTCGTCCCAATGTTCGTTCCCGAAACACTGACGTTGCCGGAAGCCGAGTAGCCCGTTGCTGTAGTTGTAGCGCCGAATGCTACGCTGGGCCCCGTACGGACAGTCCCCGGCCCCGCCAACGCCATCTGTCCCGGCACCGAAGTCGTCATGCTCTCGAAATCGAAGTACGATGCACTGGAGCCAAGCACGTTGTCAACAAACCCGTTGCCAACCATTGCGTTCGGCGCGTCATCGTCCAGATACCGGAACCAGAAGTTCCCACGGACTCCCGTGCTGCCAATTCGCAGGAATGCACCCTTGCCCTGCTCGCGCAGCCCGTCTGTGAATCGCATTGTATCAACTCCGACAAGGGCGTTAGCGTTGCCTCCGCCATTAATCCAAGGTGCTGCATCCACCTGAAAACTCGGACTCCCGCCCTGTGCTGCCCATCCATTCAGTTGAGTGCTTCCAACAATGCCGACCGCTCCTAGGCTAAGCCCGACTACGGCAGGCGATACAGAAGTAAACCTCATACATGGCGGACCGAGAATCACCTGTGAAGTCGCACAAGCATTCCGGTCGCCTGGAGTACCTAGCTTGGACTCCGTGATGCTCCGAAACACCGCCGCTGGCGTGTTGATGTTGCTATTCGAGTTGGAGTTGAAGAAACTTACTGCCTCCATCTGGAGCCCGAACAGGCTGCTATTGTCATAGTCCACAGTGAAGGCTTGCTGCGTCAGCGCTGGAGCATTGAACAGAATGTTCTTGAACTGGACAGCACTGCCAGAGATTCCTGCTCCGGTAATGCGCACCATCACGACGGGGAACGCAAAGCCTGTCGAGGAGCCGGTTATCCTCACGTGCCCGTCGAACGCAAAGGAATCAGGACTGCCGGGCTGTCCTCCACGCACCGAAATCCCGTTCGACTTGAACACCCACGGCTGATTAATCGTCGCTCCTTGCGGAAGATACAAGTCCATCCCGAATCTCGTCGAGGGCACCAGCATCGTCGCGTTAAACGGTGCGCCACTTGGCAGGTATACCGGAGTGCTAAATGTCGTTGCCGCAATCGCCGCCAGAAGGTTCTGCGAGTTATCATGCAGCGCCGTCTGCCCTGCCAAGGTATTCCCGGCGTTGTTCGCTACAACTAGGTTAATAGTGCCACCCCCGCTAACAATCGTCGTTGCTAAATATTTGTTGACTGCGCTTCCTGGGGAACTTGGAATGTACGACGGGATGTTTGCCGCTGGAATGTTCACGCCGCAATCTTCATAATACGGGTCGCGGGACTGGACTGTAAATGCCAGCACCCCATTCCTGTATACCCAATACCGTAAGACTGTATCTCCGCCGGTCTCAATAGAAGGTACGGAATTTGAGGCCAAGTTGATGACATTGCACGCCAGCAGCTTCACCGTTGCCGCAGCCGTTTCGCTCGTTATCGGCGGCGGAGTTGCTGAAGGAGAGTACACGGTGAAAGTTGTAGCCGTCTGCGAAGCTACCGTGTAATTACCGTTAAAGCGGGCATTCGTGAACCCATCAACGCGGACCAAAGCACCGGTAGCAATGTTACAGTTGGCTGAACATGTATAGACTTGCTGCCCACTCGATGTATTGTTCCACACAACGCTGGCTAAATTAACCGTTGTGACGCCGAGCGCTGATGCTCCCGTTGTCGTAGAACCCGCCGTCCCTGCCGCCGTCAGGCCCCCGCTCATATCCTCAGCGACGTACTGGTAGGTATAGGTTGTAGCCCCGCCCGTCACGCCGCTTGGGGTTACAGTGGGCGCTCCCGGAGTTGTTAACCCGCTAGCAGTCCCGCACTTATGCACGACTATACCGTGTCCGATTCCAGTGCCGGGAAAAGCGCTAGCATCTAAAAAATCTAGGGCTGATGCTAAGGTGATATTAGGGCTACCACTAGTACAACTAGCCGTTGTCTGTGGTGGACTACCATTGTTGTATCCACCGTAACGAGAAGAATCGTTGTATGGATTTGGCCCCTTAAAGTGCAAGTCAACGTCAAACGCTAACGGGTTTGGAGAAGTAACCGGACTGCCCAAAGTAGTTCCTTGCCAAGTTCCATCACCACGCCAAAACGTTGATGAGCTAGCGCCTGTGCCGCTATTGAAAAGAGATACTGGCAGGAAAGAGCCGGTGCCGCTTAACGCACTCGTAAGAACAATTCCTCCGCTGAATGACTCGCTCCCGGCATGGGTGTTATTCGCGGTAAAAGCAATGGGCGTCTTGCCAAGCGCCGTCGTGTCCATTGCATCCGTGATTTCTACGTTGAACTGAGTAAAGGAGTTGAAACCCGGTCCTGAGAAAGCCAAGTCATAGCGCCCATTGGGAACATAGAAGTCAAAGCGGCCCAGGCTATCAGAGAATACCGGATTGGTTGTAGTCGTAACGCCGTCGTCACTGAAGAGACTCGCCAGCGTCATAGTACCTTGGAGGAATACAGTGACAGCTATGCCCGGAGCTGGGATGGTTAGCCCGTTCCTTCGCTGCTGCGTAATGTCATAAAAGTGCTTCATAAGTCCCTTACTTTGTTACATTTCGGCAAATCCCTCAACGGCTTGTTCGTCTGCTGTAGCCCGTTCGTGCGCTGCTGGCATTGCCCGGTCAATCTCTTTGGCCCATTGCTCTTCCCACTTGGCGAACTCCTGAGGGTCGTTGCTCTCGCTCTTGAGAAGCGATTTAGCTGCATAGACGACCATGTTCCAAATGTACGGCGACAGAACGCTCTGCAAGCTCTCCGCAGCGTTCTTCGGAACCGAGAAGTGCCCCGGCAGCCGCACGTACCAGAGTAGCAGATTTAGAATGACGGGAGCAGGCCGAGAGAAAAGGAGGTGCATCTGATTGGTAGCATCAGGGCCATAAATGTCATAGTTCAGCTGGCCGGGGATGACCAAGGTAGAATCGGCTGTGGGCGTAGTCTGCGCTGCTCTGAATGACTGCCGCTCGTTCTTGAATATGCCGCTGGTCATGGGCATTTGGATAACGTCCAGACCTACGTAGTCCACTGGATTAGTGGTCTCAATCATGCGAACCTCGGCGAAGTCGGGTGGGAGGATAAAGTCCGTATTCGACGTATCCAGCGTCAGGCCCGGAGCATTATTGGTCAGCCAGTAGCCCCCGTGAATCTGCTTCATAATCTTCCATAGCTCATCCAGGGCCTTGTTCAGGTGGCGAATCTTCTGCGGCTCAGCGAAAGCGCCCTTTTTCCCATGCAGCTCATCGTCGAGGATGCTCAGCAAGTCATCTATGCTATAAGACTGAACTAAGCTAGGCTCGACGCCGGTAGTCGGAGTCAGGAGAATGGGCATAGACTACTCCTTCGGCTCTACTTTATCATGCTTGTAGAAGAATGCGTCTCCTCCTGAGCCGTGGAAGTCCTTCTTGACAGCTACTCGGTCGAAGGCTTCCTCGGACAAAGCTCGCAGGCGCTCCTTCCGCTGCTCACGAATCATGCGGGTAAGATTGTCCTGACTGTCCTTATGCGCCTGCGCCCAGGCGTAGGGGCCTCCAACTCTTCTGATGTCCATTCCTACCAGGATGCAGATAATATCGGGAATACGCCCGATTTCTCCAGGCTGAACGTAAAATATGGGCTGATAACCCCGGCGTCTAGCGTCAAATTCGTCGTAGGCTGCTCGCTTATCCTCAGCGGGGGCCTCTGTGTCGTCCTCCAACCTCCGCCACTTACCGTACAGCATCTGTAGGACAGCATCCGTTCCAAGTCCAGCGTAGCCATGTTTCCTCTCGATGCAAAAGCGGCCCACGGCGTCAGACCAGCGGCACCGCAGTCCACGGTCGTAGGACTCAAGCTCTTTCACTAGCGACGCTGGGGGCTGCATGGGCTACTCCCTGAGCAATGCCCCCGTTCTGGGGCTCATCCTTGGGCGAATGCTTGGCGATGATGTGCCGTCCAAGGCCCTGCATATCCTTAGCTTGGTATTTGCAGCCAGGAGCCGGGCAGGCCAGCGGATTGATAGCGCCCTGGTTGGGTTCGTCAACTAGCTCGCAGAATGAGAGCGGGTCAGCAGATAGCTCAGCTAGGCGATAGGTAGACTGCTTGACAATCATCAGGGCCACTTCTTGAGGGAACACCTTGCGCTCTCCCACGCGCAGGTGATAGGTAGCTGAGTCATATTGGAATGTCAGGTCATCTCCAACCTTGAGCCCTTGATGCTTGCGCTGAATCTTGCTGGCGGGCAGCTCAGCGTAGAGCTGCTCCAATTTCTCTGGTGAAGCATAGACTTGCTGGAAAACTGACATCACTCCTCCTTAGCTCCGAGATGGGGGCAGGTACCGCCATTGCGATACCGCCCCATATTACAATTCATACAGAGTAACTGATATTCCGGCGGAAAATTCCGGCGTTCTAGCTCTTGCCAGAAGCCCATTCCTCCCAGCTTCAGCCTCTCTTGCCGACCACCGCCGTTCCTATGGTCTATGCCCAAGAATAGCGGCTCTTTCTCTCCGCAACAAACACATTGACCGCCATACGCCGCGTATGCCTTGTCTCGAATCGTCCTGTACAATTCTCGATTATAGGCATTGCGGCTAGCTCGCTCAGTGCCTCTGTTACGGTGATACCGTCTCTTTGCCTGCTCACGTCTCTTAGCTTGGACTTCCGGCCTAAGATAACGTTGTCTATCGTATTCTCTCTTGGCAGCTCGTTCAGGCTTAGGCTGCCGCGTGCGATAAACATAATTGCCCGTTCTGTTCACAGGTGGGCAATCCCCGGCGCTCTGAGGCGTATTTGTTTCCATTGTGCCTTCCTAGAAAACGTGGAACGTCACTTGTGTTAGCTTGCAGTTCCATTCCTGCAAGGTCGGACTGTTGCATCAACCCAAAGGTTGCCTTCTCGCTCAGTCTCTCACGGTGGAGGTATAATACCGCCTTCCGCCTCGTTGGCATCGCAGCGTTCGAGTCAATCAGAGAAAGTTTAGAGTGCCCAATTCCATTAGTTTTAGGCACTGTTGTTGTTATCCCGTCCAAGCGGAACTGAGCCACTGATTTTTGACAGTGGAAGTTCTCCCACACGCGATACCTGGCCTCAAAGTTATCCTTGTTCGCGTCACGGAAGAGAACTGCGCCATCGTCGTCAACCCACTCGCCTTCGACCAGTACGTACCTCTCCCAATACCGCTCGTCTAGACCGGCGATGGTCTGGAAGGGAAAGTCCTTGTCGTAGCGGATAGGGATACCAGCGAAGGTGATGGCCTTATTCCAGTCAATGCCAGCAGCCTTGATGCCCGCATCGGGGCTCGTGGGCTGCGAGTCTGACGGGATGTAACGCCGGTCAGCCTCGGTCAGCTTGACATATTCAAGCAGAGAGTCAGCACCAGTGACCATAACGGTCGTCTTGGCTGAACCCTGTTGGTCGGCCTGATGCAGAGCCTTGTAGAGCACATCCGTACTGAACGCGCCTACGTTGGGGAATACGGTGGATTTGAGAATCGGGTTCGAGGAGCGAGACAGGTTGTGATAGGTCGCTACCAGCGTCCCATCGTCTGCCCCCGCCAGGATTCCGTCTGGCTCGATTCTGTTCGCACCCGCTTGGCCAGCGGCGTTGAAAGTACCTCGGCTGATTTCATCACCCACCAGCAAGCCAGCCGGTGAGGCAACGTTGAGCGTCACCTGTGAGTGGCTGACGACGGAGGCGATGGTCGTGACAGCAGCCTCGACCCTGGGAGAACCTCCGCCCGAGGGCCAGAAGCTGATTTCCATGCCGGGCTGGAGGTAGCGAGACCCGTTGGTAGCGGTCTGCCCCGTAGTCAATCCGCCGGGCGTGTTCACGTTGAGGGTGGTGACGGCACCGGAGCTGTTAGACAGCGCCAAGATGCCGGTGCCGAAATACGGTAGAATGCGGTTCCGGTCGTCAGCCAAATCCGTAACCAGGTTATCTAGCTCGAATTCCAAGGCGCGGACGAAAGACCCGCGATTGGATTTCGATTGCTTGATGGCCTGAGCGGTGATAGAGATACGACCATGCAGATACCGCATGGGAATGAGGAACTTCTGGCTCCCCTGACGCCCAGCGTTGGGCAGGAAGTTATCTTCCGAAGTGGCGGACACGCCTTCATTACGGGCGGTACGCAGCGGACGGACGACCTGACGGCCTTCCCACGGTTGCACCTTTTTCTTGGTAAATAAATCCAAGAGGCGCGTTTCGGAGTTAAGCTCGTCAGCTACTGGCCCTTCGTAGACATCCTTTAGGAGAGCGTCAATGTTAGTGACGGTCTGAGACATCTGAATCTCCTATTCTTCGACGATTTCCTCGCCTTCAGGAAGGTCGCTGCCCTGCTCGGCCAGTTTATCCATAGCCGCGCCGTGGGCTTCCTCGATGGTCTTGGGCTTAGGGGGCGCTTGGGGAGCCGGAGCTGCCCCGCCTGCAACCTTAGGAGCCAATTCCTGACGATTAGCCGCCTTCCTTCCTGATACAGAGGTAGCATAATTACGTGCAACTGGTTCCACGAAGCCGGTCTGGTGAGCTTTGAAGGCTTGCTCTACCACGCTCAGGTCGCCGTTGTCCCAGGCAGCTTTCATAGCATCATCGCCGCGTATAATAGCCGCGATGAGGTTTTCAAGCACGCCCAGTTGCTCCTCCTTATAGCCAGCTTTTATCGCCAGAGCCTTCAGTTTGTCCTGTCCCTGCTTGACCCTGTAACTCTGCTGGCCTTGGGTGGAGCGCTGTTGAGCATCGTAAGCATTCCTCATCTCCCGCATCCACGGGAAGGTTTGGAGAGCCCATTCCTCCCACTGTTTCTGCGTCCATTGGCCGTTGGAACCATTGTTCGACTGTTGCGTACCTCCGTTGCTGCCGTTCGCTGGGCTGCCTGAAGCCTCAGTTTGCGACTGCTCGACAAAAGCAGCCAGGGCTACGAGCGCTTCTTGGACTTCCTCGGCGCTGAACCCAAGGTCTTTGTAAGCCTTGAGCGCATCGTTGACTTCCTTGAAGCGAGCGTATGGAATGGTCTGCTCTGCCCCGCCGGGAGCAGCGGGAGTACTCCCATTTACTACAGGCTGTGCTGGCGTTGCCATTGCACTCTCCTTAACGTCCGAGATGACGATGCCCTGCTGACGTGCAGAGCTAACGAGTCTTTAGGGGAAACACCGCAGGACATCGCGGCTATCGAGGTAAGTCTACTAGGAGAGCTTCTTCAGTGTCAAGCCGGGGCCTAGCTCGAATACGTCACCATCCTCAGTCTTATATCTGAGGTCAACGGTCTTGAAGCGGCCAGCAGCGGCCTGGATGGAGAGGCTATTGAGGACGAGAGCTATGTCCATCTTGCTCATCTGAGACATGCCCAGGTACTTCAATAGGGTCTGCTTAGCTCTTTTTAGGAAGCTGTCAGCAGATTCTCCCTGCGGAACCTTTATGCTCGGATGGCGGAGGTAGGTTTTCACCAGTGCTTCAACGCGCTCCCGAGGCTGGCCAGAGAATGCACCCTGCCTCCAAGTACGAAGTCCTTCGTCGATGAAGATGTGAGCGCCAGTCAGGGAAGCCAGCAGAACAGCGGTCTCACTGTTGCGGGACACGCTGGGGGTCACGATGAGGTCTAGCTTCTTGCCCTTGAATATCTTGGACAGCGGGCCTACTTGGCCTATGCCCTTGGGGCTGAGAGCTGGGTCAAGGTTTCCGTGGTGAAGCCGGTCTCCTAGCTCAGACTCAACGTGATTGATGAGATAGAGCACATTAGCCTTGATTACCTACTTGAGTCAGGCGAGCGTACTCAATGACGACGTAGCCCTTGATAGTCGTAGCTGCGCTGATGTCCGCTGTGACAGCATAGCCCTCCAGGGTCAGAGGGCGGACAGCGGGCACCTGAACTAGCGGGTCGATGATATAGCCCGTATTGCTAGGGTCGAGCAGGTTCACGAAGGTCAACGGAGGAGGCGGATTGGCCGTAGAAGCGGCCCCCGTTATGCCTAGATTGAACTCCGTTGTAGAAATAACCGCTGCCTCCGCGCCTTGAGATGTAGGCAGGGCCAGGCAAATCGTATCCGTATCGGCTGGCTCGCGCGGGTCTACAGCATTCGGTGTGATGGCCGGATTGCCCGTAGCCGGGGCCGTTGACAGACGAGCCAGGTCCAGCATGGTGATAGCCGCCGCTGACGAGCTTTCAAGGGCTACATAGACGGCTCTCAGTTGCAGCTTATAGATAGAGGTAGCTGCGTGATGAATCGTAGCCAACTGCGTCCTCTGAGCGCCAGCAGCCGTCACAGAAAGGGCATAGGGCCGAGCGGCCAAACGATAGACCGCCCGGTAAGTCGCATATTTAGGCTGATAGCCGCTAGGCATCTGAGCCTCCTATGGGCGAGTATCCGTTGGGTCAAGGCTGCCAGTTGTGATAGCCACATTTGGACGCCGGGTAAGCGTGAATGAGACAGCTAGACCCTTAGCTGCTGTAGTCTGGACAACGGTAATATCTAGAGAAATCTTGTCCCCTTTGGTGATACTGATTACCGTACCAGCGGCGAAGTCCGTCGCATCATACACAGTCGCAGTAGAGCCGCTGGCCCATGTAAAGGGCGTCGCATTGGCAAACATATTAGCCTGGTTCTTTTTGAGATTTACCGTGGCGGTGCCAGTCACGCCAGCGACGCCAATTTCTGCTCTGATAGCCTTAATCGAGCCACTGAAAGGCACAATATAGGTATCTTGGTCAGTAGCAGAAACATGTACGCCGCTCGATGAGCCTACGAGCCGGTCAGTGACCTCATCTTCGGACTTAATCTTAATTCCCATTTCACCCTCCTAGGTTACTTGAGCTATTCAGACTTGGAGCTTCTCTGACTCTCGCCGGAGTCGCCAGAAGCTGCAATTCCTTTGTTCGGATACCAGCAATTAACTCCACGAGCACGGCCTGCGCCCTTAGTTGGCTTGCCCAGCTCTTTGAAAGTCCCAGTAGCCGTCTTGTGGACAGAGGATGCTCCAGGAGCGCCATCCTGTCGCTGGCCAGTGAGAGCTTTGACCTTGTATCCATCAGGCTTAAGGCTTGGAACCGTCTGACCGCGCTCACGCGAGCGCTGGTTCTCAGTGTTGTAATGCTCCATCCCGCCTTTGCTGACCTTATCCATAGCTCACCCGATGGCCACGAACTCAACTGGAGTCGTAGCTGTGAGAGCCGTAAGCGTCAGAGCCGTAATACCTGGAGTAGCCGTGACGACAGCGGCAGCGGTCTGCGGCTGAGCGAAAGCAATCCACGCGCCAGGAGCCAAGTCTTGAATGACTGCTGAGGAGCCAGCGGTAGGCGTCCAAGTGACCTGTACCGGGTTCACGCCGATATTTCGGATGTAGACACCGAAAGACGGAGAATTGGTAAGCGTGACGGTCAAGCCACCAGTTGTGACTTGGAGGACCGTAAGATTGGGAGGAGCGCCCTGTGGAAACTTACCCTTCAGAATCACTCCCATCAGGGTATCTCCGCTGCCAGCTATAGCATTGGGGAAAGCGTTAATCTCTTCGTTTTGAACTGACGGAAACTGTGCCATCTCGTCCTCCTATCCCTCATCTCCCAGCAGGCTCTCAAAGCCGCTGGACTTGCCATACTTCTGAAGCAATCTTAACTTAGCCAGGGACCGAAACAAATCATCTTTGTTGACGCCCGGCACTCCGCCGCCCTTTGCACTACTATTTGGCATACTAACACCTTTAGATGGCAGAGGAAACTTGCCGGGGGCGGGAGGACGGCGAGCCATGCTCATTTGCCCTTCTTAGATAGAGCAGCAAATCCTTGGGAGCCATACTTTTTTCTACCGATGTACGCCGCCAACGCTCCGGGATTGGTCACGCCTTTGCGCTTGCCGAGGACTCCCTTCAGCTTTGCAAAGTTAGCGCCTGAGCCAGCCGGTTTACCCGCGAAAGTTGCCATGCTACCACCCTGCGCCTTGGAACTGGGTATTCGGCCCCTTTACCCCAGTCGTGCTCTTGCGGACAGTCTTACCGAGCACGCGGCCAGGAGCAGTGGCCACATCGCTGTGAGGCATGGCCTTGCCCCCGCGCTCGATGTTCGGGCCATGAGCGCCAGCCTGATTCTTGCGGGAGCGGTTGTTCGCGGCTCCGTCAGCGACGGAACAAGCGGGATGATTGGCTTTGGAGCTGGAATGCCCCTGCATTGCAGAACTTACGTGCGCTGGAGCAGATTTGCGAGAGCTGCCCTCGACGAAGTTGACATCATGCTTGGGATTGCCTCGGGACTTGCCCACCTGAGGCCCCATGACGCCAGAATCTACGTTTTGACCTTTGACCATGGCTATTCTCCCTTTTCAGAGTGTTGCACACCCTCAAATCTTTGTCCAGATTGCTTTTTAGCTGGACGAAACCAATCGGAGCAGTATTCGTGAATGTCTCCGGGGATGAACTTGGAGCCATTCCACGCGATGAAGTTAGGCTCGCCGCAGGTGCCCTTCTGAGCGTCCTCCAAATACTCACAGTTGGCACACATGCTCCCGCCACGAGGCACGCGCATCCCCGGTTGATGGTCCTTGGGATATTTAACTGGCCCTTTCACTCGCTCAACCCCCTAAAGCCCTGATACTCCTTCTTGCCGTGCTGGGCTGCACGCTTCTCGCTGAGCATAATAGTAATGGCCTGCTTCTGCTTCTTGACCAGAGGCCCGGACTTGCTGCCGCTGTGCAGCTTGCCAGTTTTCCATTTATGCATGACTTCTTCAGCGGGCATCTATTTAGCTCCACGCTTCTTCATCATAGCAAGAACCTTATCCAGCAGCGCCTGACGAGCTGGATTAGGTTGGTCCGAGCGCAGGAAGCGGCTGCCTTTGAGAGCCGAGATGACTTGCTCCATCGTGAGCGGAGTCCCCGCTGTTAGCCCTTGAGCCTGGCGCTTTCTCATAATCGGATAGAGCACATTGCGAGCGAATTCTCCGCCTTGGAGATTGGGAGACGGACCTCCTCTCAGAAGGTCAGCTACTACTTCCTTGGGGTCGCGAGATTCACCGAGAGCTTGATATGAAGGGACGGCCTCCTCTGCTCGTACCGCTCGCTGACCCTCGCGCATGATGCGGCTGGAACCGATGGAGCCCAGTACCTTGGTAATCTGTTCGGGAGAGAGGCTGGTCATCTGCTGTAGCATCAGTCCGACGCGGCTGGGAGCAGCTTCACCGACCGTTTTCTGGCCTCCAACGAGAGCGCGAGGCTTGTAGCCATAAAGGCGAGCTAGGACCGAGCGCATATCGTTCTCGGAGCCAGCTATCTCGGGAGGGAGCTGGCCAGACTGGACGAGCTGGTCCACCACATCCTGAAGCTCCTGCGGCAGCTTAGAGGTCTTGAGGCCCTCAGTCTTGAGCTGCTCGAAGGGAGGCTCGTTCATGGTTCCCTTGCGAGGAGCACCGCGATAAGGGATACGGGTGACAGGGGTGTCCTCAGAAGGCTGTGGAAGCTCCTCAGACGGCAGCCCACCCATCCTAGATAGGCCCTCCTTGACTTCAGGAGGCAATCCTTCGGCCTGAGGCTGAAGGCTGGGCTTGATACGCCTAAGTTCTGGTATGGCCTCCTCAGAGCCTCCCTGGAGCAAATCTCGAACACGGGCTATTAGCTCCGACCTCTCGGCTCCCTGAGGACGGCGCAGCAGCTCGGAGACGCTGGTCATACTAGGTCCCTGAGCCATGACAGGAGGCCCTAGCTTAGCTTTAGCTGTTGCTAAAGCTGTCCGAAGGGGAGCTGCGGGGTCTTGGCCAGGCGGAGGAGATTCAGCACTACCTGTGGTCTTGAACTCAGTTTCAGGGAATTGGACACCTTGAGTCTCCTCGCCATAGGCTCTGCCATAGGGAGCATAAGCCTGTAACTTCTTCATTAGACTCATTCTAGGGTCGGGGCTAGGAGACATGGCTGGCGTTGCCGGTGGAGGAGCCGTAGGCCCCTGAGCCTTGAGCATACTCGCAGCAGGCCTGGAGAATGGTCCTGGTTGGTCCTCCGCGCGGCTTGCCAGCCACTCAGCAAGCCTGCCACGAACTCTTGTCATCAAGTCGGTCACGTCCGGCTGGCTTAGCTCCTCCATAGGGATGCGTTCAGCAGCTTCGCCGGAGAGAGGGGCCATCTCGCGCAGAGCGGCAGGATTCTCCGTTATCTGCTGAAGGAGCCTGACCAGCGGACTGACTTCGCCTGCCATCTTATGCCTCCTGCGTCGGTTGCATTTGTTCGCCCGTCGCTGGGTTCTTTATTTGAGGAATCGTATTGCCCCGAGGCTTAGGCTGCTGCTGAGAAGGTTGCTGTTGCCCACCCTGAGGCTGCTGCCCTTGAGCCAGTTGCATCTGAGCCATCTGTTGCTGCTGGATGATGGTCTGGTGCTGGAGCGCGTGCTGTGTCCACGCTCCGCGCATCTGAGGAGTCATCGTCCTATACTTGTCCGACTTGGCATCACGCGAGTGTTGGACAAAGTGAGCCATATGATTATCGAACACCGGGTCTACTTCGGGCATCTGCCCCTTGAGGAAGTTATCGAACTCGGAAGCAGCAATCTTGAAATCCTCATTTACCGCACCGGCCATGTTCGCCATGCCTGCCTGCTGGAGGATATTGTAGGCGGTCATAGGGTCTTGCGGGTTGATAATGTGCATGTTAATCAACTGGCTCACGGTCTCCCGCTTGGCTGCCTGAGACTGCGGGAAGGAGCTGCCCGCCTCTGCCTGCGCCTCAATCTCTCCCTCCAAATCGGAAGCGATGAGGCGTTCGGTTTCCCAGCGGTTCTCACCGCCGGTAACTTGAATGCGAGGCTCTGAGGCCCTAGTTCTAAATATCTCCAGCGCTTGCTCGGCCCACTCGGCCCAGCCCCGCTCATAGCTTTGTAGAAGCGGCGACATAGCCTGCTGAGCCCGCTCTCCCAAATAAGCCAAAGCAGAAGCAGCATGTACCCCAGGAGGAGTATCGCCGCCCTGTAGAAAGAACGTGCCAGCAACTCTTTCCATGTCGTCGTCAATCTTGTTAAGCCAGAGCAGGAGGGTCTGGGGAACCTGCTCGCCGGAGAATCGCTCAGGCTTTTCAGCATGAGTACCTCCCGCCGATACGGCTGTGTAGAGAATCTTGATGCCGGGAGCGCCGGTTATCTTCTCAGGCTGCGAACCGCGAGGGATGAGCCAGCCGGGGCTGCCCATGCGCTGAATGATGAGCATAATCATCGCTTCGACTAGGTTGCGCTGGTTCTGTTTATAAACCAGGTCATCCATGCGAGTCTTGCGCCAGAAGCGGCCAGGCACGATGTCTACTCCGAAGTGGACGATAGGCAGGAAGAGACGGCCATCTTTCCTCTTCGACGGTAGAGGCATACCTTTGACTAGTTCATCTGAAGTACCAAAACGGATAGAATACAGCCCCTGAGGATACGCCGGGGTTGGGAGATGCCAGAGTTCTGTAACTCTGACGGGTGCCTCTTCTGGTAGGGTGGGCGCTCCCAGCCCCGTCGTAAAGCCGAAGGAACTAGTCACGTAGGACAGAGAATCCATGTAAAGCTGAGATACATCGCGGGGACCTCCGCCGCCAGCTCCTATTTTCTCCTTGGAACCAGGGCCGAACACGGCATCGGCGATGACTTCGGCCTCGGTACGGGAGAAGGCACGCACGCGCATGAAGCCAGAGAGAGACTTATAATCCTGAGTTCGGGGGTCGCAATAGAACTCAAACGGAGGGATTACCTCAGCCAAGGTCTTACCCTTTGGCAGTGAGAGCGTAGCAGGCTGCATCTGAACCGGCTGGGGAGGCAGCGGTTCTTGCGGCATCTGTCCCTGCTCTGCACCAGGCAATCCCCCCGTCGTCGGTGTCAGTGGAGCGGACTGCACCGGAGGGCATTGAGGGCAGGTCTGTTGTTCAGTGGACTCCAGGCCGCACTGAGGGCACTTGTAGCCCGGCAGGTCTATCATGCCGTAAGCACCAGACTCGTCCTCGTCATAGGTCGTATAGAGGAAAGCATTGCCAGTCATCACGAGCCAAGCCTTCAATAGAGGCTCAATTAGAGGAACATTGGCCTCTTTCATTAACACCCGCGTTACGCCAGAGCCCGTCGAAGCGAGCGCTACCGAGCTAGTCTTATCATCCGTCGGAGACCAAGAGATGGCAGGCAGGTGAATCGAGGCGATGATGTCGTTGGCCTTCTCTGCGAACTTGTTCGTAATCTGGCGAGGAAACCAGCCGGGCAGGTTGCGCTTGGTGTACTGGCGAGAGGATTTATCGTACACAACCCACTGGTTGCCTGCATAGTCAATACAGGACGTTTCGGTACATATCACGCTCAAATACGTAACGCAAACGTGACCATGCCCGGTAACGGTCAGACATAAATTGGCTTATAGCTTTCACATTTTTGTAGGGGTCTACTCCCGGCGCAGGGCTCTCGTTAGCTTTGTCTCCGCCATACGCAGAACTAGGCTCTCTTGCTGGTACTTCCGGTAGTGATGTATCGCCGAACGCCATCTGATTCCGATACCGGCCCGAAACATCCTTTAGGCCGCATCAATCGCGGATTCACCCCCTCCCAAATGCCGCTCTAGGTATTCAGCGGCTTTACGAAATCTCGCGGGTTCTTCATGCCAGTAGCCAAGAATGTAATTGCAAGACCAGCAGAGGAGCTGCCTAACTTTCCCCGTCCTATGATTATGGTCAACGTGCAACCCCATTTTCTTGGGAGGCTTTCCACAAATAGCACACTTCCCACCCTGAGATTGTAGCATAGACTCATACTGGTCAAGAGTAATGCCGAACTTTCGCAGAAGATGACGATTTCTCTCTTTGCGCCGATGCTCTCTGTGTGCTTCAGGATTTTCTGCCTTCCAGCGGAGCACTCGGCAGCTAGTACACTCTGTACTGGGACGAGCATTCCTACCTATGACCTTCAGATGTCCACAGGGGAATCTTGGCCTGTCTATGTCAGCTTTAGTCCTATTCAGACTCATCTTTCGGGTCCTCGCCAATCTCTTCTACTGTCAACTGCTCCATAAGGTCATTGTGAGCCTTCTCCTGGTCCTTGATGTCGTCCCGAAGCTCCCCGTTCAGCGGCATCTGGCCCTTTTCGATGAGCAGGCGGTCAAGGAGGCCTGCGTTCTGCTGCTCAAGCTCCTTTATACGGGATTTGAGCCAGGAGACCTGCTCCATAATGACTTCCCAGTGGTCATCGGTCAGGATTTTCAAAGTTCACCGCCCCAGAAGCTCTCAGCGACCTCTCCATCCGTGAAATCGTCGGCGTCATCGTACTTGTCCCCCTTGATAGCCTCGAAAAGCTCGCTTGCACCGCTCTCAACCGACAGTTTACCTTCTTTTTTAGCGATTGCCCGCCAAAACTGAGCTGAGCCGGGGTCTCCCCTCTCAATCTCCAACAGCTTAGATGACTCCTCGGGCTGAGAAGGTGTCCAGACCTCGTTAGCAACGTACTCCAGAGCGTCGCAGGTGTCGTCGTTGCCGTCTGTGGGCTTATTCTCGCCGTGCAGCGACTCTTTCCACAGCCGCTCGTCGTGCTGCCTGCGCGTATTGATGCAGTTCTTAGTGATGTAGAGCCTAGGAGAGCCTCCGGGCAGCCAAACACCTGAAATGTGCTTAATGTTCATGGGCTGCATGAGCGTATTGACGCGGGCAATGTTGGCCATCTTGGATTTACGTGCTGGCTTGATAATGAGATAGGGGTTCACGAAGCGAAACTCATTGACCACCGCCCGATTCTCCGGGTCTATGATTACCTGAGCCTTATACCAGTTAGGGTCTTGCTGAATCCAGGCGTTGACCTCGGAGATGCCCATGTTCGGCTTGAACAACTCATCGTAGACGATGACGTGGCCCTCGAAGTCAACCGCGATTCTAAGTACCGCCCACGGAGCCGCTCCGCCGATGTCCACGCCGACGAAGTAGGAGTAGTGCTCGCTAAGCTCAAGCACGTCTATGTTATGCCTACTGTCCATCGTGAAGTACGGATAGACCTTGCCCTCGAACTCGTTGAAGCTGGCGTCCAGGTAGCGGGCCTGGTATTCGGGAGGCAGGTCAGCGCGCAAGTTCTTTACATAATCGCCGGGGAGGTATCCGCCAAACTTCGGGTCGTTCTCGCCGGTGGGGGCTACGATTCCGAAATGGTTCTCCTTAGCGTGCAGCCACTCGGCCTCAGGGAAGTACGGATGCCCCTTGATGACTTGAGCTTCCTTGTAGAAGCGCCGCCAAATCCAGTTGTGACCGGCAGCATTGGAAGCTAGGAAGATACCGTGATAGATGTCTCGGCGGTAGCGGACGCGGCCAGGAAGCTTGAGATACTCGGACTCGGTTATCTCTTCAGCTTGGTCTATTGCTGCGACGGCTACGTTCAGGGAAGCTAGGTGAGATTTTCCTGTCTCTGAGTCATGAATATGGCCAAGCTGGACCTGGGAGCCGTTCTTGAGCGTATAGAGGCCCTCATTCCGGTTACGGTTCTTAATCCAACCAGAGGGGACGACCTCCTCCCAGACTGGGAGGGTCGTCTGGCGAAGGTCGGAGGCCCTCAGACGGCCAATGAAGGCCCGATTGTATGCAACGCGGGCCATATGAATGAGAATCCAGAGGCAGAGAGCCACGGTCTTGCCACTGCCCCAGCCGCCGACATAAGAGATGCGCTGCTGCGGAGCGAAGATGGCCTGAGCCTGAGAAGGCAGCAGGCCCCCGAGTCCGAACGCTCCATTACTCCCCTGAGCTAGGAGCTGCTGAGCCTTCGGCTTGCTTTCCTTCCTCAGTCCTATCGTTGACCTCGTCATCCGGTTGCTCCTCGTAGGCGGGATTCAGCTTCAGAAGGTCCGAGACACCCTCAGGAAGCGTAAGCTCCAATTTGGCAATATTCACATCTATGCCCGGACCGACATCCACGCCCATGCGCCGGAAGTAGTCTATCACCACGCGAGCGTCGCCAGCCTCAACCAGGGCCTCAAAGGCAGCCTGGACCCTATCTCCGGTAGAGCGCTGCTTGGAGAACATCTTCTGGAGCCAGGACTTGTGAGCTTCTTTGACATCCGGCTCGTTGACAATCTGCTGGACGCGCTGGGTGCTCAGGCCGAACTTCTCAGCAGCTTCTCTGTTCAGCATACCGCCTCCGCCCACTTCAACGGGCGAGACAGCGCGGGCGATGGCCATGTCGCGCTCGACGTTGCGAGCTTCTTTTCTAGGCTTACGTTTGTGCTGCACGGGAGCGCCTCATCATCTCTTCGCTGGTGTTCTGCTGATAATTTCCGTCTGCTTCATGTTTCTTAGACTCATGCCCGTTGATGATAGCGTGCTGGAGGGCATCCGAGAAATGCGTGTGGTAGACCGTCCAGCCGCGTTGAGTGGAGGCTGTAGCATCCAAGACGAACCCATTCTTATAGCGAACTCCAAGCACGTCCAGCCTCATCCCGTCCGGCCCTACGAATGAAATATCTATAGGAGCCTGGCCAGCCTGGTTAAGCTCCTTGCTCAATTTTATACACAGCTTTCCTTCAATTTCCACGCTATCCTCCTCTTCCTCGCGCCGCTCGTCAGAGTCGGAGCAGTAGTAGTAAGAACGCGCCTCCATGCTGAAAGGTTGCCTGGCAACCCAAAAGAATCTGTGGCATCATACCAACAGGAGGCACCACCATGTTCTACTTTGGACTAATCGTAGGTCTGCCGGTCGGGTTCCTGGCCAGCGTCGCCTTTCCAGGCGTCATCGCTAGGCTACGCAAGGGCTATTTCGCCAAGCTGCATCAGGTAGCGGGGAAGTTCTAATGGACTATCTCTGCAACCGTAAGGATTGCAAGGAGATAGGCACGCATCAGGTGTGGCTAGAACTGTACCCGAGTGCTGGCCTATATGAGGGCGCACCCGCACAGCTATTCTTCCAAGACTTGACATTCTGCGAGCGTCACGCCAAGGAAATGAAGTACCAGGACTTAGTGTATGAGGAACAGATAGCTAGCATGTTTCACCACCTAGGTCGAGTCGCCCCTGACTTCTCCCGCACCCAAGTCAAGACCAGCGTAATCCAACTCGAAGGAATCCCTGCGTGAGCCCTGACCATCTGACGGGTGTCCCCGTTTGGCGACATTTGCAAATGTCGTCGAGCGGCGACTTGCCCGTGATTTCTGGCAATCAAAATTACCTGGGGTAGCCCCCCTTCTTTACCCCTCCCCTCGCACGGTTCATGGGCAGGCGCGCGCGCGTAATCTACTTGTACCTGTACGGCGCGAACTACTTGTGCTCGCGCGCCTAAGGGCAGTTTCGCCTTTCCTTCGGCTCAGGCAGGGTTAAGTGCTTTGTTTTCAGCCACTTGGCCGACCAGCAGCGGTAGAAGTGAACGGGCTGCGACGGCTGGCCGGGTAGCATTTTCTGTGAAGTGTGGACAGACGGCCAGCACGCAAGCCCGCCGGAGGTATCGCCATGCGATTGAGAAACGTGCTCGCCCGTCAAACGGCCTACGCCACGGTCAAGATGCCTAGCGCGTGGGAATGGTACGGTATACTGAGGAGATACCATCATTTCTCAGTACTCGCGTCCATTCGCTATGCGCTCTACCTCAGAGGATGGATTACCAATGTCTAACGTTGCAAATCAACCTTACGCCGACCTGCTCGCCAAGACGTTTCCTCCGCCCGAGGATGTAAAAATCTTCACGGCGGGAGCAGATGCACAGAAAATGCTCGCGTTTTGGAGCATTAAGCAGCCTACGAAGAGCTTCGTACTTCGTATCGGGCAGGCGTTGTTCCGCGCCGTACTGCACCAATGCCCGCATTGCAAGCAAGACCTTTCGGCTCAGGCAGTTAAGATGAGCGTGAAAGAACGGGAAATGCTCGCGGCGCTGTCCCAGATGCTCAAGACGGCGGACGCTGGTACGCCCGCTAGCAAGCCTACGCCCAAGAAAGCGAAACAAGCATCTAAGCCTTCTCCCGCGCCAGTTAGCGAATCAGACGCGGACAATGGCTTGCACGCAAGCGAGGATGAGTTAACCCTAGAGCAGCTTGACGCGCTGACAGCGCCGGGAGGGGGAGCGTAGTTAGCTCCCTTTTCTAATGAAACGTAGACCTGAGGAACACGCACCTGAGGCCCACTTTCGCCTAGCAGACCGTTACTGGGCAGGCGCAGAGGAGATAGTGCTAGGCATCGTGCTCCAATCGCCTAACCTGTTCGCCTCTAACGTTAGAGGCATCCTAGACAGGAGCATGTCTGAGACCAAGTACCGGCACCAGTTGAGGCAGATTCGCAGACGGGAGGAGAGAAATGCTCACAAGAGACCAGCTTAATAAGGCGTGGGAGGCATTCAAGGAGCAGCAGGGCAGCATAGGCATAGGAGCCACCGTTATCGCTGGTAAAGACCTTCCCGCGAGTGACGTAGTGCTCGTACATGATGCTATCGCTGATACCGTGGGTAGGACAAGGGCGATAATCTTGATAACCCATGACTTCATCGGGCCGCTGTATGCAGCCCTGACCCTCATGTACGACTTCGGACAGTACGTAGCTCAACTAGAGCACGATGAGGAGTCACTCAGATGCCGCTAGCTGACCTGTTCATCTGCCCGCTGTGCGAAAGGCCGCTGGAGTCTATAGGTATTGTCCTGGTTCGCTTAGGCAAGTTACTAACCGGGCGCAGGGCTCACAGGAAGATGAAGAGAGAGGGCCTGAGGCTGCCTAGAGTACGCGTGGAGGCCCGACGGAGGTTAGAGTGCGGCCATCACGTGAGCATCGAAAAGAGGCCGGTATTCCGTAACTGGTACTCTCTACAAGCTCCCCCTGTCGTAAGGCAGGGGCGATTGGTCAATAGGAAGGAGACAATATGTACTTAGCAATGATTCACGCAGGGACTTACGTGTACGCTCCTCAGGGGGTGAATGGCGTACAAATGACTGAATACGAAACGGTAGCAGCGGCTAAGAAAGCCATAACCGATTACATGGCGAGGAACAAGACAGCATTTCTGTACGGCTACAATGCCTATGTAATAGACCAGGAGACACGCAAGGTGGTCTCTTCGGCTTCTATTCCTCAACCAACTTTTGAATGGAAGGACGCCTAGGTTTTGCCTCTCTGCCTGTTTATGAGGCAGGCAGATGGGTGCATCTACGCACCTTCCTACGTAGAAAGGAGCAGAAATGAGCGCAGAAGCAAGTAACACAGAGCAGTGGAACCTGAACGGCGTCGCTGTGAGAGTCAATGGTGAGTCTGTGGGGAGCTCACAGGCAACCGAGACGCTCGCCAGCGTCGTTCAGAGACATGCCAGCAGCAAGGGCATACGGTCAGCCTCGGTATTCGCGGGAGACCGGAAGCTCTACACGACGGACGGCTCCAAAACGCTTCAAGAGCTAGGCGTCACGGAGCTGAACATCGTCACAAAAGACCAGAGAGCAGTGTGGTTGATTTAACCCAACAATCGGGGGAGTGCTCGTGGCTCCCCCCTTTAAGTTTTGAAAGGGGAGAAGAACCAATGCCAATAGCAAAACAAATAAGGATGTACAGACGCGACAGAAATTGGGTAGTAGATTCTGGCGGGAGGAATCTGCCCGAGATTCATCAACTGCGCGCCTATCTGCCTGCTAGTGTCAGGATAACTACTCAGCACTGCCGTTCTATTGAGGAGGGACTACGCGAGGGCATAAATCCTCAGATGCTTTCCTCTGCCCTGTCTGCGTGGTACGTTGACCACCCGAACGCTACAGGCGAAGTAATGGTTTCAGAGGGCGTGTCAGAACTGCCCGAGAATACAGCCTTACTTGCTCTAGGAAATTACATCTACCGCATGGTCCCAGTGAGGCAGGTTAAGCTTGCCAAAGCAGTTCGACTCATGCGAGAGAAAGTCAGACAGGAAGTAGAGAGACTCAGAGTACAGCTCGTGGCACAGGCACAGAGAGAGACTCTCCAGCTCATAGAGCAGGCTCGGGTGAAGGCTGATTCTATTCGAGCTGACGCTGAAAAGGAGAGACGAGCTTACAACGATATGTCTAGGTTCCCTCTGTGGACCAGAGGCTATGTACTGCTAGAGACTGTGGAAAGTCAGCAGCTCGTCCAGTTCCCTACTAGTATAAATTTCACCGGCGTAGTTCACGGTGAAAGACGGTGGGCTCTTAAGGAGGGCGCGTGTAGGAGCATAGTAGTTGAGTTATGGCTGCCTCTCAATGGAAACCCCGAATTAGTCCGTTTAGTGAGAGGACCCCTCCTTCCACACATCTCCCTAACGGGGGCTTGCATGAAGATAGGAGAGGCAATTCATCCTATAGACAGCTCCGATAATCTGATGCGGTTCGCCAATCAAATCTCCCGCGCAATGGGCATAATAAATCTTGCATCTCTACTTAATCCCCGTATTTCAACATGGGTACCTGAGGTAGCCGCCATGCTGCCAGATAGCATTAAAGGGTGGCTCCTGACCACTTATGATAGGGAGTTGCAGCGGCAGGGTGCTGGCCTACCCCCAGCTACTAGCACGATACAAGGAGAAGAAGCATGGAGCGTACAATAATGTACGATAGGCAAGCTGAACTGGTCGATGTCCCTTGGGCCGTCCACGTAATAGGCTGCGGGGGAGTTGGAACATGGGCAGCCATCTTTCTAGCCCTCTCAGGAGTAGGTCACTTACACCTGTATGAGGATGACATCGTAGAGGAGTCAAACCTTAACCGCTTGCCCTATACGGCGGGAGCCATAGGCAAGCCTAAGATAGAGCTGCTCGCTGAGATGCTTCACGAGCTCAGGCCAGATATAGAGCTGACTCTGCATGGCCGCTTTCAACCGTTGCTGCATACGTTTCTCCCTAGGCAGCCGGTCATAGGGGCAGTGGATACCATGAGCGATAGGCAGACCATCTATCGCGCCTGCCAAGAGCAAGAAGCCTACTACATCGACGTGGGAGCTGAGGCTCACAGTTGCACCGTGAGCGATTCTCCCGCCGATTGGAGCCTAGTAGAAGACAGTCCGGGGTACTTCACGCCTATCTGGATAGCTCCTGTAGTTATGGCCGCAGCATTGGCCGTGAGCGCGGCGGTATTTCGGAGCATGGGACATAGAGAGACCGATACCGTTATTCTTAATCTACGAAACCTGAGAAAGGAGGCTGCGAATGAGCAGGAATAAGAACAGACAGTGGCTGGCACCCATGACTAGCAGGGGAGAAAGTTACCATGAAAGCGATACGTTTACCTGCTCAGTGGACGGCGTGACGGCCTGTTCTAAGGCTCCGGAAGTAAACATTCTATTTGACTCGCGCCTATGGCAGTCGGTCGTGGGCCTCTGCGAGCGGTTCAACACAGAATGGATGGCCTATCTCATAGGAGATAAGAACGAGGGAGGAAACTATGAGATTAAGTCCCTGTCCTTTCCAGAACAGAGCGCTGGGGGAGCCCACGTCCGGCGCGAGCCCGACTCCAGCTTCCGGCCAGAAGAGGGCACAGTGGGGGTTATACACTCCCATGTAAATATGTCAGCGTTCTTCTCTAGTACGGACAAAGCTCACGCCAATTGGCCAGTGGAGATAGTTGTCAACCGCAAAGGGGAGTACGAGGTCTCTACTAGGGTTACTCTCCCGTGCGGCGATTCCATGCGCCGCTCTAGCCGCATCCTGCTGCTTACGGGAGGACAGCTAGATGATATGGAGAATAAGCTCAAGGAATCGTTGAAGAAAGGCGAAGATAAGGAGAGCTCTAAACCGCAGCCAGTCGTACTATGGTCGTCCGATGGTCAACATAGTTGGCCTTCTTATGATGGTGCTTTCTATGCTGCGAGACAAGAGGACGATATTCGGTTGCTCGGCGGCAAGTACCTGATGTGTCCTATATGCCAGAATCGGGCGATAAGATGTCCACACTCGCTTTCTGCTATGGAACAGTACGAAGATACTCAGAAAGGGATAACTCCATGAGAAGAAGAGCCGCTGCCGTGGTAATTCTTCTGAGCCTTGGCACCTGGGTTCTGGGCTCCAATGCGCCTAAGCCGAACAAAGTCCCAGTCAAGATAATTGGGAGTGGTAGCGACTTTCCTGGACAAGTGTGGGGGCAGGTATACTTTCCCCCATTGCTTTCCTTTCGAGTGACTAAGGGCAAGGTGCCGACTGGCACGACGCTCTGTGATGTGGTAACGGAGCATAAGGAAACAGGGGAGCGCACGTACTCAACCATCGTTCTGCATTGCGAGGAGGGCCTTGTAATGGAGCTGGAGGGAATAGACCTAAAGGGAGGAAGTCAATGAAGCAGCTTGAGCCTACTGAAGTTAAGGTCATTGAATACCAGTTCAGGAGCGGAGTCGGCGTAGGAGATGCTGCTAAGGTTACTGGGCACTCCTTGAGCACCATTTCCAAGTACTATGCCGTGTTCCGAGTAGGCAACCTTTTGCAGGCACAAAGCAATCATACTACTACTCTCGACGACGAGCGTAGCGAGGAGGAGTAAAGGACCATGAGCCGAGATGCGCTGAGGGCCTAATGGTACTCATCGAACTAGAGGCCAAGAAGCAAGGACTCAAAGCTGGCCGCGATGCCGATGCAAACGCTCGAATCTGGTTGGAGAAGGTTCGGCTGAACATCACAGAGTTTCTGCAAAAGAATCTTCGGCTAGAGCAGGAACGGAATCAAACTCTACTCGAAATCATTGGAGCCTTGCGGAAATGCCTAGAAAGATATTGCTGAAATAACGGAGCAGCCATGACCATAGAAGCGGCGTTGCGGGCGGCAGTAGTCAGATGGAAATCATTCGCTGAGGACTTTAATATAACTCGCGGTGATAGCGAGGTTGAAGGAGCTTTCCATAAATGCATCAATGACGTAGAAGATATTCTGGCTGCACCTGCCGAGCCGCTTGCACTCACTAAGCCAACTTATCCGGTAGGCGTATCTGTACTGCTGACTTGTGGCGATATGGTGCTTCTTGGCGAGCGAATTAACAACACAGCCGCCGGAATGTTTTCAACGCCCGGAGGTCGAATTGAAAACGAGGAAGATATTCTCACAACAGCGGTCAGAGAAACCTACGAGGAAACAGGCATCAAGCTCAATAAGGAATCGTTGAAAGTTATTGCGTGGCGAGAGCACAAACGATTTGGCGGACACTACTTTATGTTCTATGTCCACGCGGTAGTAGGGACGGAGGTTCAAGCCGAGAACAAAGAACCTGACAAGTGCAAGGCTTGGTTTTGGCATCAGTATGGAGCCGTTCCTGAAAACTGTACTGAGCCAAGCGATATTTTGCGAATAGTGCTTCAGCCCACCAGCCCTCTAGCGAAGAGCGTGGCGCGGGCTTGCCGAGACGAAGATTTGCTGGAGGGTTTGAAAATGGCACTGAGTATCTGTGAGCAGTATAAGAAGCGTGAGTACGGTCCACATGGAACAGAGTGGGTGTCGTGCGAAGATGTGGAAGCTGTAGCCAAAGAAATTCAAGACGAAATTGATGCCGCCCTCGCCCGCACCGCTGAAGGAGGATGAGAAATGAGAACACTCTACTGGTCTCAGTACGAGTCCTGGCTCAAATGTCCGCAGCTCTGGGCCTATCAGTACCAAGAGCACCTACCTAAAGAGCCCGCTCAGCCTGGCTCACCACTTGACCTAGGCATACGGGTAGGCAAGGCATTGGCTAACCGCCTCAGAGAGCCTGCCTGGAAGCCTACGATAGCCTTTAATCGCAATCTGGGCTCATTAGAGGGCCTGACTGGGCTTCTTAAGGAGTATGACGCCAGATATGCCTCTGACCGTCTCCTGGGGCCCTGGAAGGCTGAGGAGCCGTTCACGCGCCAGGAGGACAATCTGGGCCTAGAACTAGGATGCATCGCGGATGGTCACGCGGGGGACCTCATCCGCGAGACGAAGGTGACTGACCGCCCTAACATCTGGCTCTACCGCGCTCAGCTCCTTTGGAATTGCTTCTGCGCCGGGGCACAGCAAGGCGAGCTGGACATTATCCTCCGTCCCGGCTATTCCCGGCCTGACTGGGCCTTCGAGCGGTTATCCTTTATCTTTACGGAGCAAGAAAAGCTGGGCCTGCTGGCCGATGTCGAAAAGTTTCTGGAGCTGAGCAACCATTTGCAGCTCTGGAAGAATCCGAACCAGTGCAGTTACTGTTCCTACACCGAGAGATGCTGGGGCAAGTTTTAGCTCTCTCGATGAGAACATGAAGGGAGCATCCATGTCAGAAGATACAGCACACGGGCAGCACTTTGAGCCTGGGCCAATCAACGGAGAAGAGGGGCAGCTAGGACCTTCCCCGGCGCAAGACCCACTGCAATCTCAAGTTGAGAGAGTCGCTCAGCTCGGCGTTAGGGTTTTGACTCTGCTTGACACGGCGCGAGATACCTTTGAAGAGTTCATCATTGCATCATCTATCCTATTACAAGCAGCAGCACTTGCAGAAACGAAGGAGACCAATGTCAATCGCCCTACCAACAGCACCACAGCGCAAACCAGCTAGGTATGGATTCCCCTGGAAATCAACATGGTTGATTGGCAGTCCGCCAAAGGTCGGCAAGAGCAAGTTCGTGGAAGGTCTCTGGCGCACTTCTGGCAAGCTCGTACTTCACCTGGACCTAGAGGACAGTGCAGAGGACTTGGACGGATGCGTACATCCGATTAAGGCCTTGGCTGACCTGAGAACCGTTGCGGCTCAGCTCCGTCAGGCCTGTCCTTACGATGCCATCGCCATAGATACTCTCGACCAGATTAACGCTTGGTGCGAGGAGGAGACATGCTCCGAAATGGGCCAGAAGGCGATGGGGGAGTCCGAGGGCTATGGCTCTGACTGGGCTCGCGCACGTGGCAAGGTGCTCGACATCATTAACCAATTCAAGATGTGCGGGAAGTTACTCCTGCTCATCGTTCATACAAAAGTAGAGAAAGGAGCTTTCAGTGGCGTCAACATTGCGGTCCCGCAAGGTCTGGGAATTGCGCTTCGTGGACACTCCCAGGTTATCGGTTATATTTACGCGATGGAAAGGTCTGGTGAGGTTGTCCGTGTCATTTCGTTTACGCCCTCCGACTCGACCATCGCAGGCTCCCGTTATGCCGAGCTTAACAACCGTCACATCCTAATCCCCTTGCGCGACAAGGACAAGGATGGAAAAGGGTGGGCCGATTGGGGCGGGATTATGAAGTTGTTCGGGGAGGAGCCTCAAGCTGCTTCTTCTGCTGCATCTAATAAATAAGGAGAAAATATGGCACCTAACGAGTACGACATCGGCGCGTCCGGCACGGCTGCTGTACCTGTGGCTTCTGCCCCCGCTGCCGACCCGTTCGATATGTTCCCCGGCGTGGATACGGATGACTACCCAGAGATTCTGGGCCGTCAGCCCATCTATCCCGGCGATTACCTGTTCGAGATAGTCAGCCTCTCCTTCGACACGAACACCAAGGGCACGCTGCTTATGGGACTCAAGACCGTCCGAGCCATCCAGCAGGAGCCCGGTGTACCGACGAACGGAGCGACGACGCAGGCTATCACCGAGCGCTTCAATAACTTCTATCCACCGGAGCCTGGAGCAGCGGAGAACACCCAGAAGGCGCATCGCATCTCCGTAGGCAGGTTCAAGGGGGCCTACCATGTAGCTACCGGGACAGAGCTGATTGGGCGTCTCGATGGCCCTACACTCAAAGCGGCTAAGACGAGTATGGTCGGCAAGCGACTCGTCTCCCGCGTCGCCTGGACGACCCGAGTACCCAAAGGCAGCAAAGAGAAGGGCAAGCGCATCTCATACTCTGAATGGCTGGCCTCAGGCAAGCCGGAGGTGTTCGACAATGTCAGTGGATTCAGAGCACCAAAAGAAGGCGAAATCTAAGCAGCGGCCCCAACTGGGGCCAATCTGGGAGCATACCGAGTCTGGCTGGTGGGTCGTAGAGCAGAACGGGATGTTACGGACTGGCCCCTTTTCTTCTAAGGAGCGGGCGAGGCGATGGTTCGAGATGGAGCTGGAGATTAAGCTAGAAATCTAAGGGGGAGGAGCGATGAGCAGACTTGAACTACTGGCAATTATGTCGGCTATTATTTATCCCAGCGTTGACTTTCCTCCTGAATATCATAAGGGAGAAGAATCAGTAACTAGAGCTATTAAGATTTTGTCTGAAGTCGAGAAGGCAACTGGGGATAAGGCAGATGTCAATGACCAACGGCTGTCCTACTCTACCTGATGGCACTGGATATGTGCCCGGTCGCGGCAGCATAGAGACCGCTGAGTTCCTGTTTCTGGGCGAGGCCCCAGGCGAGACCGAGATTAACTGGCGGATTTGCACCACCTGCCAATGGGAGGGAGAGGGAGATAGATGCGGGAGATGCGGCGCATCCGAGACGTTGCAGCTCCATCCCTCGCCCTTCGTTGGCAAGGCCGGTCAGCTAGCTAGGCGTATGCTGAAGAATGCAGGCATCGACGCTCGCCGGGTCTACTTCACCAACGTCATCAAATGCCGTCCTCAAGACAATAAGTATCCAACGGGGAAGCTGAGAGAGCAAGCTGAGGCTTACTACAGGGAGGAGCTACATGCCGAGCTACAATCGTTTGCAGCTAATGAGAAGGCTAGAAAAGTTGTTGTATGTGCTGGAGCGCAAGCGCTTCGTGCAGTTACAGGATACGATGATGTGGCTGCTCGCAGAGGTACAGTCCTCCTTGCCGGAGAGGACTATTCCCCCAGTCCTGATTTGGAATGGCTCCCTGCGATTGTCTGTACGCTTCATCCCTCCTTCGTCCTTCGAGGTTTTGGCGGAGGAGGTAAAGGTGACGATGAATCAGCGGGCATGGACTATCTTCAAATCACCGTCGCTGATTACATTAAGGCCAACCGAATTGTCGCTACCGGACAGCTCAGGAGGCCACAATCCATTTGGGTCGAACTTGCCGGAAGTGACGGTGCATCAACGCCGTTCACCTGGTTCCCCCCCAAGGCGGCGTGGGCCGAATCATTACCACATCTAACCATAGACCTGGAGTATCGAGGCAATAACATAGGACTCATCGGCTGCGGAGTAGGGGAGGATATTCATGTCGTCTCATCCAATGAAGCCACGCTGGGCTCTCTGGCTAAGGCTATCAGTGAAGCTCCTCGTCTGGTCGGTCATAATCTTATTACTGCTGATTTACCTGTCTTAGAGGCTAACCAGGTCATACCTTCAATTGAGGCCGTGCTACCCAAAGTGGTTGACACGGAAATAGTCCAGCATTTGCTCTACCCGGATATGGAGTCCGGCCTCGATTATTGGGGCTCAGTCGTAACGGACCTGCCTGCATGGAAGGCCGGGGAGAAGTATGGCCCGGTATACTGTGGCCAGGACGTGTACGCCACAGACCAGTTGTACGAAAAGGGTTGGGCCGGACTCGAAGCACTAGATATGGTCAAGTGCCTGCCCATTCGCCAAGAGCTTCAATGTGCCCTATTCCGCATGAGCCAGAGAGGCGTAAAAATCGCTTCCGAAAAAATTTCAGATTCCAAAAGTTTCATCCAAAATAAGTTGGATTCTATTAGCAAGCTGCTGCCCTTCAAGAACCCCAACTCCAATCCCGAAGTTCACGCCTTCTTCGACGGCTACGTCCGCAAGTACCAGGGCAAGATGACAGTGGATAAGCACGCGCTGGTGGATGTAATCTCTAAGCATGGAGAGGAGCCGGTAGGGCAGGTCGCCCGGATGCTCCTTGAGCACCGCGAGCTATCCAAGATTGAGAGCACTTATCTCTCTCCATACGAAGAGGCAGGCAGTGACATCATCCACTCTCGCTTCGACGTTACGAAACAGGGAACGGGGCGCATTAGTTCTGCTGAACCCAACCTCTTCCAGCTTCCAAAGAGACCCGGCAAGGCTGTCGGAGACCTTGGGAAGCGGTTGGTGCGCTCTCTCATCATCCCCCGCCACCCGGGATGGCTTATCATGGAGGCTGACTGGTCTCAGATTGAGCTGAGGCTCGTAGCGCTTTTTGCTGACGCTAAGGAACTCCTCCGCCTGCTGGCAGCAGGGGTTGACATTCACGGCGCAAATGCAAAGCGGCATAACATTAACCGAGACACGGGGAAGGTAGTCACATACGCTTCTCTCTATAAGGCCGGGCCATACGAGATTGCTCGCTCGAATGATATACCCCTCAAGGATGTTGAAGTGTCTCGTAGTGGCTTCCTTTCCGATAACCCAGCTATACCTGCATGGTGGGAGCAGGTAGTCAAGGAGACCGTGGCCAATCAGGGTATTCTTAGGCTTCCCTTTGGGCGCATCAGGCGCTTCTCAGGCAAGGTAGCTGACTGGGAGAAGCAGGCTCTGGCTACGTTGCCTCAGGGAACATGCGCTGACATGCTGGCTCGATGCCTGATTGACCTTGAACGGGAGACGCTCGACCATTTCCAAGCTAGGATACTGTTTCCGTGTCACGATGCCGTCCTGTACGAGTACCCGCCGGAAGAGGAGCAGCGCCTCGTCGAGCTTAACCGGGACGTGATGGAGCGAGCATGGCCAGAGTTAAACGGGTTCAGAAATCCCGTAGAAATCAAACGCGGTCCAAGCTGGGCAGAGGTCAAAGCGCTCTAAACTTTCCTTATGAGCCTCCTTCAAGCCTATTCGACTTAGTAACTAGAGGTATCGATAGGTATAAGGCCAACTATGACAAGACCTTTGGGAGGCTACCGAGGGGATGAGCTGCTCGACGCGCGGTTCGACCGCCGTCCGTACCTGCTCTACCCACTGTTACTTCCCCAGACCAAGCTCATTATCGGAGGAGAGGCCAAGCAGCATAAGTCCTTTATCCTCCATAGCTTACTCTGGGCTCTGGCGACGGGGCAGCCAGCATTCGGCCTGTCCTCGTTCACCGTGCCTCAGCCAGTACCCGGTATCCTGTTCAGCCAGGAGCTGACTGAGACAGTGATGCAGCAGAGGTGGAGCAGGCATAGCCAAAAGGAGGTGTCAATGAACCCGCATCCTACGGGTATGCAAGTGTCCGGGGGGCACCGAGCGGACAGCAAGGAAATGAGTGTCGAATTATTCCTCCGCAACACGTACTGTGTTCCTAAGGGGGGCTATGCGCTGGACAACGACAAGAAGAGGCGGGCACTCTGGGAGCATATCGTCTACTGGTCGCAGGTCATCGGTCGGCAGCCCGCATGGATAGCTCTCGACCCCATCTCCAAGTTCCATTCCAAGCAGGAGAATAAGCAGGAGGAGATAGCCCAGGTTCTCCAGGTCATAGACGAGATACAGCTCAGGACGGGGGCTGGAGTTATCTTCTGCCATCACCACGGCGTAATGACGCAAGACAAGGCAACCTTTCGCTCTGGTGGTGGGCTCCTAAGAGGCAGTAGCCAGTGGCACGCTGACGTAGACGCGATTCTAACGGTGAAGAAGAGCAAGACTCTGGAGCACGCCATCGGCATAGAGCTGAGGCATGAGGAAGAGATGCCGGACTTCGTAGTGAAGTTGAACAAGCAAAGCCTGCTATTTGAGTTCGTTAGGTGGGCCGAGCCGCCGGATATAGAAGCGGACGGGAAGGAGCTGACATGAGATGGTTCGTATTCGTTTGGTTCTTAAATGCTTTCCTCGCTGGCATTGAATTTCACACGAGGGGCAGGATGTTCTGGCTTCAAGCTGGCTTGGCTGTCGTTGGGGCCATGATTACATTTAAGCATTGGAGGAAGGAGCTGACATGAGCGACGAGCCTATCACCGACTTGGAAGCGATGGCTTGGCCGCTAGAAGAATCAGTCCTTTGGTGTCCGCACGGCTGCGGTAAATCTACTCATTTCACCTGCGGACTTTGCGGAGAGCCTCTGTGCGACCGGCTTTCCTGCATTAAAGCCCATGCAGCAGCAGACCATCCTAAGGTATAATCTGAACTGCCATGCCCTCCTCTCACAAGCTGCTCTCGACCAACACTCCCCGCCTAATGCCTGGACGGAATACGACTCTCCGAACACCAGCCCAGAACCCGCCGTGGATGGACAAGCTGTTGAAGAACCGAGCATTCCAAAAAGGAGGTAAGGTCAAAAATGGCTACGGATTTGGGAGCTTGAACCGATGAGAACGCTTATATGGCTTATGCTATGGGCGCTTTCGCTATTCACTCTAAAGATTGATGTTCTATACAGCGATGGGCTTCATATTCAGCTCAACCCATTTTGGGAATGGGGGAAACGATGAAAGTCTACAGGATTCTCTGCGTTAGCGACCTGCACGCTGGGTCTATCTTTGGTCTGCTGCCCGATGATTTCGAGACTTCTGACGGAGTAGAGGTCAAGCTGAATCCCGGCCAGCGCTATCTCTTGGAGTGCTGGAAGCACGCATTGGGCCTAGCTAGAGAGCTGAAACCGGACGCCATCATAGTCAACGGAGACGTAATAGACGGCCTCCAGCACGCTCAGCACGGGACAGAACTAAAGCTGCCACTTCTCTTTGACCAACGCGGTGCCGCCATAGAGCTGCTCAAGCCTCTCTCTTCTCTAGCTCCCATGTACTTCGTCCAAGGCACTGAGTACCATGACTGCAAGGCGGGTGCTTCGATGGAGGCCGTCGCCGAGGACTTGCACGGTGTCCGCTACTCAGGCATGGGCACAGGCAAGTTCAGCAAGGAAGTGCTGGACCTGGACATTGACGGCGTGGTCATCAACGTCGCTCACGGCATCTCCGTTGCCACAGGCTTTTATCGCGCAACCCCCCTCGACCGAGAAGGCATCTGGTCTGCATTAGCTGGCAAGGATGGAAAGATGCCCAAGGCCGATGCTGTCATCCGAGCGCACGCACACAACTTCGTCCACGTAGAGCACGCTTCCAAGCACATCATCCAGATGCCGTGCTGGGAACTTCAGACCCGATACATGCGCAAAAATTCCGTGTACCGTATGCTGCCAGACATAGGCTTCATCTGGCTGGAAGTGAGACCGGAGGATAAAAGGAATGGCCAAGACCCGATTACCGTCCGCAAGCAGCTCTACCCGCTCCCGAAAGTCCCGGCAGTTAAGCTCTTTACCTGAGGCTCCGGCTGGACTATGGGAGGAGATGGCCAAGCTCAATGAACAACTTCATCAATCCAGGCCGGGGCCTGAATGGTTCACTATGGGAGAATATGCTAAACAGTTTTCAACTCCGGAAGGAACGGCATCTGCCAGGCTGCATAGACTAATGCTGAAAGGCCTCGTAGAGATTAGTCGGGGCCGTCCAGCCTACTTTAGGGTGAAGAGATGAAAGTATACTTAGCGAGTAAATGGGAAGAACACAACCATGTTAAAAAGTATGCTGACCAGCTTAGGTCTCTTGGACATGAGATTAGCTTTCCGTGGTTCGAGAGACACCTTGGCGGAACTCCGCTGTCTCTCTGTGCTGATGATGACTTCAAAGGTGTTGCAGAAGCAGATGTCTGCATTTTCATCTTTGAGAAAGAGCTGCCTTATAGCGGCGCTATGACTGAACTTGGGTTAGCCCTAGCATGGGATATTCCAGTACTAATCGTAGGCGAAGGCGGGAAGCGTAACGTGTTTACACATCATACTCTCGTGCGCCATTTAAGCTCATTCGAGGAGGCAATTCAATGGTTGAGTTCACAATAAAAGATTCAGGCCAGCGAGAGCACTTCACGTCGGGCATGGTCAGGGATACAGCAGGAGACAAGGTTGATTACACTCTTGTCTTAGATGGTCCCATGTTCGAGCGCTGGGCGCAGCACTTGACAATAGGAGCAGTCAAGTATGCTAAGCGTAATTGGATGCTAGCGACGGGCGGTGCAGAGTATGAACGATTCAAGGAATCAGCGGTGCGCCACTTCATTCAATGGTATAGGGGGGACCCTGATGAGGACCACGCTGCTGCTGTACTATTCAATATCAATGGAGCTGAATACGTTAGGGATATTCAACGCCATGCCGAAGCTGGAAATGAAAGTGCTCGTTCGGCATCCCTTCCTGCTCCAGCCAGCCAAAGAAGCAGCGAGTTAGTAGACCACCATTCCCCTCTCTGGGGTGGTCCTCGGGCATGGAAGCCAGGCGTTCCATTACAGCATTCAGCACCAATCGCTTATCAGGCAGACTGTGAGAGCGAACATCATATGCCAGGCCCAAATGATGAGGGTCAGACGGTCCAGAGTGCTGACCGTCCGCAGCCGAAGTCACCGTTAAATCATACGGACAAGCAGTAGCTACGCACTTTAGAGCATCTACAATCGCTTGTCCCGCAGGAGGAAGAGGGTCGAGATACCTGACGCCTTCCTTGGTGAGGAGCTGGCCCATTTAGAGCTTCCTCCCCAGGTAAATGCCTCCTACGAACAGGCCGACCTTCTCCGCTACGCCGACCACGCGCTTGATGCGAGACTTCTTCGCAGCTTTCTTCCAGCCCTGTTCAGCCTGCTTATAAGCTGCCAAATCCTTGTCCTCGATGGCCAGCTTAGCCGTCGCCTCCGAGAACTGTGCTGTTAGCTTATCAACTAGGGCCTTCTCATCGTGCAGCGCTATGGCTGCTTCGGCCTGAACCACGGGCTGCTGGTCGCAGACTGAGACTTGGAAGCTCTCGATGAGGAGAGGAGCGCCTTGGTAGATGAAGGGCTCGCAGGAGGGCTGAGCTGGCTTCTGGCTATCTACCCCTTTGGCTGGCTGCTGCGTGGCTAGAATCGCCTGCAAACCGCTCCCAGGGGCATTCTGGGGCCTTGCTTGGCTTCCCTTGGCTAGGATAGCTCTTAGTTGAATAGACTCAGTTAGGCTAGCCTGATACCTAGCCTCTGCCTTGGCCTCTCTCTGCACCGATGCGGCCTCGAAGTCCTTGAGCTGAGCATCCAGGCTCTTAGCTACCGACTCTAGCTGCTCTGCCCGGTGCTCGGCCTTATTCGCGCCAACATATTGATATATGACTGCTATAGATAGGAGACCTACCAGCAGCCAGCTAATGAATCCTTTTGGTAAGCTCATGTATCGCCTCTCTTAACTCCTCAATCGCTTCCTGAAGATGGGGGATATGATTATACTTCAAATCTCGCACATCGTCCCTGAGCTGAACAACCGCCTGGACTCCTGACTTAATCAGCCACAGCGTAACTCCCCCAAGAGCCGTAGCTGAAGCCTTTACGAGTATGTCGATAGGCATCGTCATAGACTGCCTCCTGGCTTCCTGCCGATGTTCTGGAAATGACGACGTATGGCTTTGATTGCTGGATTAATACCGGGAGCGCCTCTAATAGCTCTCTCTATGTCAGATTCAGCTTCACCCGGCGAAGGAGAAGCTAAGGGCTGAGTAGCGGCCTGAGCGCCGGGGAAGGGCGTGCTCTGGCCAAGGCTCTCGAACCCTTGAGGATTAGCTTCACCCATAGGTACCTTGCCCTCGGCGACTAGGCGCATAATCCTCTGCTGCGCCGTCGGGATAGTCAAATTGAATGCCCCTTTGCCTAGAGCAGCAGTGGACATGCCCTGTTCAGAGGCGAGGCTTTCAGGGGTATAGATAGACGGCGAGGTACTTGTACTTGGGCCAGTACCGGACCGTATTTTCTGAACGGTGCTTGATAGCTCAGAAGCGTTCTTAGGAGCACCTGGCCCAGCCTGTCCCCCAGCTACGCCAGCTCCTGCTTCAGCTGCTTGGCCGGGCATAGCCGTCGCAGCCGTACCGCCAGCAGCTTCACGCGCAGCGCCAGAAGCAGCTCCAGGCTCTTCAGCAGCATTCTTCAAAAGGCCCATAAGAATGCCCCTCATGCTCAACTTTCCAAAATTAGCTATTCTACTAGCTATACCGGGAGCATTCCAACCAGCGAATCCGCCGAGCAACGAGCCCCCCACTCTTCCAGCAATAGGGTGTCCAAAGTGTCCGCCAATCTTCTCTCCGCCATAGCCCCCCGCCTCGCTTGCTGCAAGGCTTAACAATCCCTTAACAGGATTTGCCGCGATAAGCGCGGTAGGCACAGCAAACCCGGCACCCTTTACAACCTCATTTGTGATGTCCGCTGGTGATTTAGGAGTTGAATCAAGTGTGCCCTGTCCACCCGGACGATTGAACCAATCGGCTACATCGCTGTAAATAGAACGCTTGGGAGCTTCCCACCTGTTATTCTCTAAGAATTCAGGCATCAGTCCGCCAAAGCCTGTACTATCAGGCTGGGGGCCAATAAAACTCTTGGGCACGGGAGGCCCTGAAATGGCCGAAGGGCCAGCAGGAGCAGGGCCTTGTGAAATAGCGTTAGGCCCAGTCTTGCTCAGGTAAGCCTGTATCTCAGCATCCGAATAACCGGCTGCCTTTGCCCGAGCAATCTTCGCTTGTACGTCATCTTGTGAAGGAACTGGAGGAGCTGATGGCTTGACCCTGCCTCCGGTTATCAAATCAGCGAGATGTTTTTCCTCGGGCATGGCTACCTCGGTTGTGGCTGCTTAAATATCTCATCTAAAGACGGCCTAGCTGCTGTCCCCGCCTTATTGGTCCCCTTGCCTGCTACAGGAGAAATGGACGGAGCTTGCAGAGTCATCCCCGGAGCCAGCGCATCCATGATGTCCTCGGGCTCATTTACGGGGACTCCGTAGGAGCGAGTCTGAGCGGCCTGAGAGCGGGCATTCGTCCACATGACTCGGTGCTGCTCCTGTCCTAGGTCAATCATCTGAGAGATTTGCTGTGGCGTCAGCGTCGTGCCACGCCGAACGGGGTCTTGCCAGTTGAGCACCTGTTCGCCTGTTGCGGGGTCTTTGACGAAGTTCAGATACGAGGAAGCACCTGAGACAAGACCGCGAGACTGCTCCGCATTCAGGATAGCATCCCTCGTAATCCTAGCTCCTCTCTGAAGTCCCAGTGTCATGCCGATATGGTCCATAAGCAGGGCAACCATCGCCTGCTGATTCCCAGCCATTGCTTTAGGGACGTTAATGGACATGCGAGCTAGGCGAGTAGAAGCACCCAACGCCGGGTCGAATAGCCGAGTGCCTTCCTCGGCTTGGCTCAGGTTCAACCTGCCTTGGAGAATGCGATTAAGCTCCTCGCGTGGTTGCGTGAAGGTCTCGGCATAGCTCAGCCTGGCTCCCGGCAGGAAGGGCTGCGTAGACAGAAAGGATTGAATGTCATCGTATTCCTTAGGCGTAATCTGGCCCGACTGTGCAGCCGCTTGGAGAGTCTTGGTTGTCCTAGCCAAGTCCATCTCCGGGGTCACTCCAGCCTTAGCTAGCACGTTACCCATCGTCTGACGGGCCAGCATCGCATTGCGCCCGGTGATATTTCTCTGTAGGTCTATATGAGAGATAGCCCCAGCTAGAGCCTTAGGGTCTCCTTCTGCCATAGCTGACTTGAGGATAGCCTGCTCCTGAGGAGAGAGCTGGCCAAGAGCCCCAATGGCCTCCCTGCCAAATCCACCGCTCATCATAGCCATGCGCCGCAGGGCCATTTCATTCTGAATCTGCTCGGTCTGGAGCCTAGGTGCTAGCTCAGCTTGCTGCAAGGATTCCTGATACTTCTCCTTCATGGGACCTACCTGCGCCTGCCAGTTGGCCATCGCATCCTTGAACTGTTGCTGTCTCTGAGCCTCAAATGGGTTCTGCACACCTCCCAAGCCAGCTAGCCCAGCAACCAAGTGACCCACGATTCCACCGCGCAGAGAAGCCATCTGCGGAGGAGCCGGATAATTGGGCTCCTGCGGTAGCTGAGGAGCAGCCATTCTTGGGATGGAGTTAGGCGAAGGCAGCGATTTCAAGAAGTCCTCGGCAGGCATGTCCGTGGACGATGGACCTGTTCTCAAATTCAGAGGCAGCTCGTCTGGTCTGCCAGGAGAGCTAGCCCCCGTGCCTACAGCCGTGCCTTGTCCGCCGGGGGCTACGCCGGATGGACTGAGCATACCTCCTGATTCATCGGGCTTAACCGGGACAGGCTGTGCTCCTTGCTCGGCAGAACCTCCGAAGATGCCTGCCTGCCTCAGCTTTTGCAAGAGTGACTGTGCATTAAGAATGCTATCCATTTATGTTCCTCCTAGAGGCAGATATTGCCTGCCCGTCACTCCTAGAGGAAGCTGTTGGATATTCTTATTCGACTGGCCAGGCAGACCGAAAGAAGTCAAATTACTTCCGCCGCCTCCGAGGCCAGCAAATCCGGCAATGGCACCACCGACCCTCTTGGCTGCATCCGCTAGCTTGCTGATAGCTCCCTTATCCATATACCCGCCACTGGGGGCTGTAGCAATCATTCCTGATGCCTGGTTAAGAGGAACTCCACCGAGAGAAGTCAGACCAGCTAGCCCCTGGACCCCCTGCTCGCCAAGATTGATATTCTCCAGGATTGCATTCCGGGCAATGTCCGTAGCTCCGCCAGCTCCCGCCCTAGCGAGAGAGCCAAAACCCGACTGAATCATGCTGGCTGGCAGCCTTCCGCCATACTCTCGTCCCAATTGGCCCATCTGGGCTACCCGCGCTCCCCCCAAGCTGCTCTGTAGCGCGTCTGTCGCAGCAGCTTTCTCAGCAGCAGCCGCTGGAGACAGAGCTCCAGGAGCAGACGGAATCATGGACTCAAAGAACGGCGTGCCCCTGCTAATGGTGTCCTGGGCGGATTTGAACATCTGGTTTAGGGCATCTATTTCGGATTGCCCACCAGCACCCACGCGAGACTTTCTCCCACGGAGCCAGTCCCGCATCGTTTTCATCTGGTCCTCAGTGGAACCAGGATATTGCATTCCGCCGAAAAGGTCTGTGAACAATCCCATAAGTCACCTATTGTCCGTACCCGTATAGCCCCCTGAAGCCCCTGCTGCCCGTCCAAGGCGTGTCTGGCCCACTGTACCCCTTCAGACTAGTCCCAGTTGAGCTGGGAGCCAAGCTCGATAGCCCACCTGATTCCTGGTTCGGCATACTGCTGGGCATCTGAGCTAAATATGGCCCCATTGTCTTGAGCCAGTTCTGCCACATGCCCAGAGGAGAATTAGGGGGAGGACCAGTGGGTGAAGCAGGGGCCGGTGCAGGCAAAGTAGACTCGACTTCACGCGGTTTAATACCTACCGAGCTAGGACCTTGCCGAGCTGGCCCCGGCATGGGACGGCCTCCAGTAAATTGCTCTACTTGTCTCAGTCTTGAGTTAGGGTCGCCAGTCAATTCTCCAAAGCCCTGAGTTAGCATAGTTACAGCTCCTTCTCGATAATAGCACGCGCCCGCATCCTCGCTCCATGCTGCGCTTCACACCGGCTCTTGGCGTAGCCCACGAACTCCTTAACCTCCTCGCTAGACGTGCTGGCCTTCACATACAGCGTGTGCCATTGGTCCGTAGAAGCGTCCCCGCAGCAGCGCACGAGGACGGAGATAGCTCCATCGGCGTCATGTTTGACGAGGATAGGCTTGGCTGCGTGCTCTACTTGTTGTGACATAGTATCCCATTCCCCCAGAAGAGATGCCCGCGAGCCATAACCACCTTAACCTTGGTCTCAGGCATGGTTCTGATGTAGCAGTTTACCACCTTCTCAGAGCCCCTCCTAGTCACTACATAGTCTCCTATAGAAATATTAGCCATAGAAGTAAATCCTTTGTGCTCGTCGCATACGGGATGGTCGAATGTGCCGCTCAGCGAGAAGTGCTCAGTAACTATCGTGTACCACTTGCTCTCCTCGAAGCGCTCTAGAATCATCAGCTCGTCTCCGAGAGCTTCCAGAACGGTACCTTCTAGGACGCAGCCTGCATGGCCCCCTCCGCCACCTCCGCCAGAGCCGCCTCCGCCAGCAGTTGTGGTTATGCTTCCAAGAGTTACACGGCCTAACGCTGCCTGCGTATCGAATGCATTGGCTGATGCTTTGTAGACTACGGCTCCTCCCCGATAAAACGGGTCATCTATGTAGATATACCAGGTGCCGTAAGAGCCCGGATTTACGGAGCCAGAGCTATACGCAACCGTTAAGTCCCCCGCTTTCACAGTCGATGCGGCTACGTTAATCGTCGTAGAAGTACCGCTCTGAGTCAGAATACCGGAAGTCGTGAAGGCGGTGTTTACGCCCACCTGATTATCGAAGAAAGCGGAAGCTATCTGCGCCCTGCTGGTGAGTGCTGTAGCTGCTCTAGGACCCCCTACCTTCTCCTGAAAGTTAGTCGCCTTATTATCCACTACGTTGATGTCTCCCATCAGCAGTCCCTGCTGGTCGGCAGGCTGCGTCCTAGAGCGCTTCTTGAGACCGCTGAGGCTCGTGTGGGCGTAGATATCCGTCACATCGCGCGAGAAATTGAGCGTGCTCTTGTATGCAGCGTTTAAGCGAGCCAGCGGAGGCACGGCCTCGTAGGTCAACGGCGGTCTGGTCTTGGTCTTTCGTCCTAGCATTGGCACACCCCCTCCCATCTCAGTCTTGACAGCCGCAGGTCACTTCGCTCCATCACTTTTAGAATAGCTGAGATTTGGACCAGGACGCGGGGCGTATGGACGCATCGACTAGCGTCTCGTTGCCTGGCGAACTCATCATCGTAGATGAGGGCGGTGGTTTCATGACCTTCGACTGTTATGCCTCCCTGGCATTGTTCACGAGCTGCGTGCCTGCCATTCGGGAGCTGCCCAGATGCCACGCAGAATGAAGCAAGGACAGCGTTCTCCAGGCAGGATGCCCGCTGTCCCCACTTCTGCACGACAGTCAAGAAGTATTGTATCATAGCTACCTCGCATAGCGTGTTGAGGGTTCAGCAGTCACTTCTATCCCAAGCACTCGGCCATTCTGCCCTGGTGCGCCTCCTCCGGCCAAAGAGACCTCTAGCAGTATCCTCTTGCCATAGCTGTTGCTCAACTGACTCAGGAAAGCCCTGGACAGCTCCGGCAGGCTCTCCAGGGGAGCTAAGGCTAGCTGTCCTGTAGGCGTGCCTGGATTGCTGGGACTAACGGGGTCAATCCAGAACGAGCCACTGGCAGCCGAGCTCGAATGAATAGAGACATCCTTCCAGTCTTTGAACGAGCCTGGGTCATCCATGTCGAACAGGGCCTGTCGGAAGGTAGCATGAGGCACCGTGCCTCCGCCTGCATAGGCTCCTAGCAAATCACTGACTACCTGTATCGAGCCGGTGCTCTGGTCGGCGCATAGCAGCGCCTTCTTGCTTGCAACGGCTTCGTAGACCACCAATGGCTGCGGGCTCGTCAGCTCGGTAAACCTGAACCACATTTTCGTCTCCAAGTCGTAGAGCCGGAAGATGCGCCCCGTTCCTCCCACCGTCGCGTAGGTCAGCAGCAGCCACGCCCTAGAGCCATAATCCAAGACTCGCAGCCAGACCGGCTGTGTATTGTCCACGCGAGCCATAGGACCTCCTAGCTGGTCTCTAATAGGCAGCGAGGATTCCTCAGGAAGTATGCTGGCCTGGAAGGTGCTGGTAGGCGGAGGCAGGTGCATTACCTTCAGGTCATAGCTCATAAAGAACAGGCCAATGCGAGAATTGGTCGCGGAGAACCTGTGCGCTAGTCCCATGCCGAACGCCAAGTCAGTGAATCCAAAATCGTCAAAGCTAGAGCCTAAAAGGAACGCTCCAGATGAATCGCTGAATACGACCAGGTTGTCCAAATGCGGGGCCATTCCGATTAGCTGGCTGGCTTCCTGAGGATAGCTCAGGATATTTACGATGTCGGAGGCATCGGCATCCTGCGGCGTTGGAGTGCTGCCTGGGAAGCTCTCTTCCCCTCGTCCGTTGCTGAGGCCCTCTACCTCTTCCAGCGCTGAGAAAGCTACATTAGACGGTGGCACCAGCTCCCAGATGCGAACGAAGTCAACCCTGGGCGTGCCAGAGACTTGAAGGAACTGAAGCTGTAAGTCGGAGGAAATCTTACTCAGTAGCTTGGTGATGGTTATGCCATTCCTAGCATACCCGGATGCAGGGCCGGTAGCTGTAACGGTAGCTATCACTCCATCAGTGGCTGAGTTTAATTGCATGGTGACGCTACTACCTGAGCCGCTGATAGCCGCGTCTATTCTGTAGTACCTGCCTGGCTTGAATATCAAGTGGACATCCTGAGAAATAGACGCTCCACTGGGCAAGCTAGCTGCTCCTATCCCATCAAACGTAGTGCTGCTAACCGCTATAGCTCCTCCAGCAGCCGTCCACCCATTGAGGTTAGCCGTGCTCGCGTCCTCAAAGCTCGGATTACGAATAACGATGGGCAGCCGATTGAACCCGCATACGAAGATGCGGCCCTTATAGAGTACCGCGTGGCTACCGGGTACCATCGGGCCATTGCGAATTGGGCGGCGGACAGCAACCATTGCCGTGCCTGATTGGTCCAGAAAGGGGGACTGGTCTACGAAGGTAGTTACAGCCATCGGGACCACAGCAAGCAGAGCCCCAAACACGGCGTCCCCATCCGTCTCGCTGGCGAATACCAGCCAATGAGTAGCTCGTGTAGGAGGAGCGACTGGCCTCGTAATCGTCACCTTATCGTTGGTTAGAATGCCGGTGCCCGCTGAAATGGGGCTGCTATTGCCAATCTGAGTAAGCTCGGGGCTGGCCGTAGAGCCCATATCTGCCCACGAGACCCAGTAGAATCTATTCATAGTTACATTGAGCACGCCCGAGCCAGCCCCACCGAGCGTAAATGTGGGGGGGTCAAGAGGATGGTTCATGCCCGCCAGTTGGACGGAGACCCCGTCTGTTCCGTACCAGCGCTCTCCGTCAGTGAAATAACAAACATTGTTATTAGGCTGGACGAATACAGGCTCAGCGGCGAGAGGGGCGTAGGGGGTGGAACCGGGGAATAGTTCTGCGCCAGATGAAGCGTTGCCGGAGACTTTGAACACCTTCCAGCCGCTAGCTGTATTGGCTGAGTAGAGCAGCAGCCTCGTAATA